GTCGGACCCATCAAGCCTTGACTGTGATGGATGGCGGAAATCGATGACACGTAAATTGATAAGCCTTTGTCTGTAAATTGGCGGCATAAATCCATGTCGTAATGATGGAAGGTGAATTGCTCATCAAACCTTATATCGTTGTCATGAAACGTCTTTGAGTAAGCCGCCATGAACAAACCATCAATCAATGACACTTCACGGTTTGGCGATGCAAACACATCCCAACTCGTCAAATACTCACCGTTGCCACGCGCTACGCAACCGGCCCATGATTGGCGATCCGATAACGTGCCTTCCATATCCGTAATGGCCCATGACGTTTGACCTGGTGATGGCTGACAGTTACCCGCCAATCCAACCAGGTGATGATCATCGAGTGACGCACCTAAGCGCATGTACCAATACCAATCGACAATCTCAACGTCATCGTGCACAAACACAAGTAACGCCGGATCATTCTTGGCGGCTTCAACGGCTTCGTTATAGCGTTGGCACAACCCTGCTGTGTTGTTCGTGAACAGTTGCGCTTCAATAAACGACAGATGCGCAAAGCGTTGAATCGTTACGCCTAACGGCGTTCCTGCAAAATCTTTTCTGTTGTGGCGAGTGCACGCCACAATCCTAATAGGTATCATTCAATCCCCCATTGTTCTAAATAGTGCGGCCTGTGTGACTTCATCCATGGCAATGACTGCTGAAGATTCGATTGCATGTCAACGCCAATCGTCATTGATCCAACGTGGTGTATGTAGCTACGGCTAATCCAATGGCTAAAGCCAAGTGCCACAAGGTCAGCGCACATCACATCATCGCTAAACCAGTTCAGTGGCGGAAACGGTGCTTGCTCATACGCTAGACGCGGTAGCCATGCAAATAACGGCGATACCACTTTGTTCTTCTTGACCGCGCCCTCGCCTTTCCAACGCATACCAACAAACTGGTCCCTATCGTCTCGCGGTATGCGAATGTTTTGCGAAGGGCGCACATAGTCTGATCGCGCTGCAACGAGTCCCAACTTCGGACCACACAATTTCTTTAACGCTTCAACATCTTCTAGCAATAAGCGCAATGAGTAAGGTGCAAGCACAATGTCATCGTTGGCGATGATTACACCATCGTCGTCTTTTGACATGAAACGCTCAATGGCCCTGTTGTAGTCATCACCAAACGTTGGCCCTTTTCCGTTCTCAATGCAAAGGTCAACTTCTGGCGCATAAGCATCAACGCTTGCCGCCAGTACGTGTAACGATCCCTTGTCAGGCTTGATCGTTGACACGATCATTTTTATGCCCATTCGCCAATCCTCTTTAGGCACTCAAGTGCGCGGCGGCGAACAACAGAATCGTTAAAGCGTCCATAGCTTTCTAAACCTTTGAGCGTTTCAACACAATCCGCCAGATTCTCTAGCGCAATGTTCAAACGCTTTTCGAGTTCGCCAACTTCGACGTTAGCTTTTGGCGTTCGACCCTTTTTCGGTGCTATTGCCTCGAAACCAAACGTGTCGTCCGCCTGATGCTCTAAGTGGGCAGTCTCTTCCTTGGTTACAGTACCCGTTGCAGCAATCGTTATTTTTTGTTCCATTGCGATCCCTTTCAGGTTGGCGGCACAATGCCCGCCATAAAGCGTTAAGTGAAAAGTTTTTAACAAAAGGCATCTTCATCGCTGCAACAAGTAGCGTGCAATCTGTCCAAGCATTAAGACGCCGCCCAAGTAAAGCGAACCTAACAACAGTAACTTCGCCTGCCTGTCTCGTATGGCGTAAGCCGGCACTCGCTTAAATGTAAATACAGACTGAATCCACAATTGATCATCCGCCAAATAGTTTGGCTTTGGCGGCTCATAGGCTGATCCAATCTTTGGTCGATCAACGACAACCACGGTTTCACCATCGCGCCGGATCAGCATCACATGATCCTTTGCAAAACGTTGTAAGCATGGCTGCGAACCTGGTCCGTCACTTGACCGCCAAGGCGTTCAACGTCGGTTAGCTCACCAATAAACTGCCTAGCAGTGCGCAACTTGCGATCTGAATCGGCTGCGATTTGGCGCGTATACGCCAACAATTCTTTCAAGTTCTCTACTTCCTGTGTTTTCATAGTAACTCCTATTGCATCGAACCATATAAAGCAATCAGCGCAGCGTCAGCACGTCCGTTATCCTTGACACGGCTAAACGCTGAACTCATTTCGGGAAACATTTGCATCGCCAGGGCGCGTGCGCCTTCCTTGCCGCCTGTTAAGCGCACAGCGCGTTGCCATGTCATTGGCGGTACAAAGTGATAGCGAATCTTGAGACTCGCCAATACGCCTTCCACGTTACCGAGCGAGCGTCCAAAGTTGAACATCGACGTTACGCCTTGGCCTGGCATGGCGGACACTTGCTCAATGAAGCATTCGCACTCATGGTCGATCAAGAATGCCGCCAACTCCGTATGGAGTTCGTGTGGCGCGACAAAGCGTTTTACTGACTTGCCAACCTTACGTTCAACCGTTGGCATGTCAAACACGCTCACAAGTTTTTGACCTTGAACGGCTGCGATGGCGCCGCTCAACCCTGGATCAATGCCGAGAATGATTTTCATGGTTTGCAATCATGCACCATGTTTACGAAATGGTTAGACCATTTCAGACAAACGGTCAAAAAAAAGCCGCCATCGGTAGGCGGCAAACACTCTCAGGGGGAGAATGACACAGGAGGAGTCCTAGTGAGTAGTTTACCTTCGATATTCCTCTGTGAGAAGCCCTCCCATCACAGGGAATGGCGCAACTTGGAACGGGCCAACCTGGAACGGACCGGCCATGCGTTGCGCAAGCATCCTACGTTGCCTCTCGCGCTCAAGCGCAGCGGCGGGCGATACAACGCCGCCTTGCGCCGCAGCTTGTGTCGCTTCCACATTGGCGGCGGTTTGCATACGCTGCGAAATGTTTTGCGCCATAGGTCCAACTAGCGGCACATTGCCGCCAACACCACGCGTCACAATATTCATGAGTGTTGGCGCTGTGCCTGATCGATTGATAAGTGGCACGCCGCCTGTTGCTGGTTCGCCAAACGCTGCGGTTGATGCTCGACCGATACGCTTTAACTGGTCAACCTCTTCTTTGTTAAAAAGTACTTCAAGTTTCGGTTGAATGCGTTTTAACGCGGCGTTAAATCCTGCCTGGCTAAACGCACCTGACGTACCAACGGCACTGTCAATAAGCCATTGAACTGTTTGCGCCCTAACGTCATCCCATGCCGCCTTGGCTTGATCGAGCACTGCTTGATCAATCTTTTCACCGCGTGGCTTAGTAAGCGTATCGCGTAGCGCAATCACGTCTTTGGTTTGCCCGCCAATGATGAATCGCTGAAAAAACTGATCTTGATTGGCTTGACCGGCAACGATTGGTTTGAATGGTTCAAATTCCCTTGCTCTGGCGGCTGACAGGTTGATGCCTTCGCGGAACTTTTGCACCGCTTCGTTTGCTTCTAATCCTTGCGTGGCTTCAGCCAAATAAACATCGAGTTGGCGTTTAATGTCACCCATTGCTTTGGCGGAACCAGGGTTTTCGCCAGCTCGTTGCGTAAGTAACTGACGAAACTTGATCGCTTCTTCAATACTAAATGGGCGTCCAGCATCACCGCCAATAGCAAACTGATCAATTCTCTTTTTAACAGGCGCAGGGATAACATCTTCAAAGTCATCAAGCGTCGCTTGAATACGTTGGCGGAAATCGCCAAAAGGTATTTGATCCTTTGCGCCTGGCAATCCACGCGCTGCGTTGTAAGCCGCGTCAATGTCAGCACCTAACGCACCAAAAATACCGCTACGATCAACGCGCTGACCAATTGCGCCTGTTACGGCTTCACCCGTTGCCAATGGCGTCGGTTGCGCCTGGCCGCGTATTGCCTCAAGCCGTTCGCGCAACAGACGCGGTTGCTGCGTAAAAATGTCAAGTAATGGCTGGCCTGATTGCTCAATGGCGGCTAAGTTGCGCTCCATAGCAAATTGCCTTGGATCACGCGTAACTTGCCCTGCCGTGTAGGGCATACCTAGTTTTTCAAAATCTTCACGGCGTATCAACGATGCCGGGTCAAGATTTCCTGTGGCGCGTAACTGTTGCTTTGCACCTTCAGCCAATCGCGCTTGCGCGGTTGCTGTGAGTTGCGAAATGTCAGCCTGTGGATCAAGCGATTTGATGTAATTGTTGATCTCAACACGCACTTGTGCCGGCGGCATCGTTACTGCCTGGCGGGCCATGCCGCCAACCACATCTTTTCCGCCTAACGCAAGACGCGTTGCGCCTTTCACTACTTCAGGCGCCACCACACCGGCAACGGCGCCTGTTGCCGCTTGCGCAAGTTTAGATTCCGGCGTTCCCGCTTCGCTGTACATCGCTGCGGCTGGCAAGGCGCCTTGAAGTGTTCGCGCCGTTATGCCTCCAAGCGTTAGTTCGCGGCCACCTGGTATGAGCATGGCCGGCGCAGTTGCCATGACATTGCCAACCATGCGCGGAATGTCTGCCGCTGGTCCTGCATCGGTACGCATACCGCGCTCGCCGTAAATGCTAGGCGGCTGCGCAGTACCAATTGCGGCCTCATACAACGCCAAATCTCTATTGACTTTTTGAGTGTACTTGGCAGCTTCTTCAGGATCAGTTGCCATTAAATACAACTGCTTAATACCCTGCCCAACATCAAGAAATCCTCGAATCGTTCGCTCGCCAATGGTTGGTGATGGCGGACGCTCTATGCGCGGCGTTTCAACGGGTATCAAACGCACTTCGCGCTTTTCTTCATCATCCTCAACGGGTATGAGTCGGGCTTCAGCCATGATTTATTCCTCTACGCGGTAACGCTTGCCGTTAACAGTTACATAGTAATTGTCATCTGTGCCTTTTGTGGCGGTCATTGATTTGCCTTGCACTGTGACTTGCTTAGAGTACGGCTTTGGCTCATTGATTTGATATAGCGGTGCAAATTGCTGCATACCAGGCGTTGCAAGGATCGTCTGAGCCGCATTGCGTCCGCGCTTGATTAACTCACGATCAACGCGATCAGAGATATCTAGTGCTTGGCGCAGCGATGCCTCGCCAACTGAAATATCGGCGTTCGATACTTTTGTGAGCAACAAGATATCCGAATCAGACAGTACGCCTTTCATCTTCGATGCGTTGTTCAATGTGCGTTGTGCAAGTTGAGGAATCAATGTGGCGGTATTTGCAATCCTTTGATCGTTTTGATTAAACCCTAACGCTTGAGCTGCCTGGCCTAACTTAAGCCTTCCTTCAGCACCAAAGCCAGTAATCACGCCCTGATCAAGCAACGCTCTAACGCGGTTGCTATTTTCAATCTGGCTTGCTGATGACTGCCCTTGTTCAACTTGTAATTGAGCTTGACCGGCGGCACCCTTTGCTATTTCCTTGGCAAAGGTTTCGCCGGTTTGCACTGTGATGCTTGGCCTTCCTTCGGCTGCAATTTGTTTTTTTATGTTTAACCATGCCAAACCAGCAGGACTGTTAGCAAAAGCTGGGTCTTCTAAAACGCGTTGCTCAAAACTTAATTGCTTTTTTTCTTCTGGCTTAAACGGCGCCTCAGCAATCAATCTTCCTGTTGGACTAACCGCTCTTGCGCCCGGCGAAAGAATGGTTGGTTTTTGGACTTCAGTAATGTTTTGTGCAAGTTCCGTCAAAGCCTTGGCTTGTGCCGCTCCGCCTGGTTCAAGTGCTAATTCTGAAGCCACACTTCGCAACAAATCAGCCCTCATTTGTTGGCGGGTATCTTCAGGTATGCGCTGACCAACCATTTGTGCGGCCTGTTGCGTTGGTCCGCCACCACCGGCAAGTGCCATTGACGGCGTTACTTCGGTTGGCAATCCTTGTAAGCGTTGGCGTAATCCAGCCATACGTTGCGATAATTGCTGTTGCTCAAGCAACTTGCGCTGTTGCTCGTTAAGTTGCATTTGAAACAACTGCCTTTGCAACCCTTGTTGCTGCACACCTTGCAAGCCTTCAGCCAGTGTGCCGCCACGAGCAACCGTTGAGCCTAATTGCGCAAGCGTTAGCAAGCGCTGTCTGCGCCGCTCTTCCTCATCCATCGGCATGGCGGGCAAGCCAGGGTACTGTTGCAAGCGATCAAGTCCAGTGCCAAAGCGATCAAAAATGTTTGGCGCGTAACCTTGTGATGCAGCTTCAGGCGAATTGGGCAACTGTTGCCCGCCAAAACTGCCGCTGCCCGTAAAAAAGTCTAGTAGTGACGCCATGCTTATCCCCTTGTCCTGCGATCAAGTTCTTTTACAGCTTCAACTAATAGGCCGGTAATTTGTGGGTAGTTAACCGCCATCATGCCGCTATCATCTTTTGCCACGGCTTGAGGCATAACACGTTGAACATCTTGCGCCATTACGCCGCCCGTTCGCTCATCATCGCCCTTGTAGTTGTAGTCATAGCCAGTCAATTTGCCAAGTTGCGACAATGGCGAATCCATGCGATCAACGTTTTCTTTCATGCGTTTATCGGACATAAGATAAGCAAGTGACGCCAACGTGCTGACGCCCTGACCAAACTGTTGGCCTGGTGATAAACGCTGTGATGCAATTTGTTGATTCTCAGCAGGAAACCCGCTCAAGCCTTGCGATCTGATGTTCAGTTGTTGCAACGGGTAGGCTTGTTGGCGCAAGAAATCTTGATACGCCAAATCGAGTTGCGCTTGTTGTTGCGCCTGTTCTTGTGCGCCAACGCCAAGCAGTTGTTGCGCTTGTTGTTGGCGGATTGCTTGTTGCTGTGCACCTAGCCCTGCCAGTTGCGCAGCCTGCGCCTGGCGCGTTGCAACGTCTTGTTGTGCAAGTTGCGCCGCTTGACCAAACCCTTGATAAGCCAAATTGCCAGCCGTTTGGCCTGCCGCTTGCAAAGCATTAAGATTGGTCATTGCCTCAACAACGCCCTGGCGCGATCCGCCAAAGGCGCGTGCGCGTGTTGCGGCTGCGGCGTTTTGCAGTTGTTGCTGCGCTCGTTGATTCTCAATATTTTGCAATGCCGTTCCAATGACTTGCTGCTGAAACGGATTGATGTATTGCTGAATGTTGCCGGCAATACTTGTCGGTTGCAGTGCCAACGCCGTTGCGTAATCAACGGTCTGCGTGCCTGGCCCCATAGCCCCGGCGGATGCAAGTTGCTGCAAGCCCAGTTGCGTTGCCGCCGTGGGCGCGGCTATTCTTGCGCCGCCATAAGGCGTGTATTCCTGGGCGGCTAGTTGCTTAGAAAACTCATAGTTCTCTAGCGCCGCCTGTTTGAATGCCGGGTCAAGTTCAACACGCGTTGTCTGACCGCCGCCGCTTTTACTCATGATTCAACTCCTTGGACATGACAGTCCATTTCTCTTCATAACCTTCGTCCGCCAAAAACGTACGCAGCCAACCACGTCTTCCGGCAAGTGTCACACGATTGCATCCGATTGATTGCGCCCATCTCTCAAGGATTGGACGCATACGCGAGAGTTCTTCTAAGTCCCCGCCAGCAAGAAAATAGTGCATCCCTTTGGCTTGTGGGTAACTCTGAATCTCAGTGATGACAGCGGATTGTCGACCAGGCCAAAACTGCATTTCATTGGCGTCAACGGCTCGCTTTATGTCCTCAATGGTATGTGTTCCGCCAGTGAAAGACAATGCCGCTTCAATAAATGGCCGGCATCGATCCCAATGGCTTAAATCGTGTGCGTTCACTTGTACGCCAATAAGTTTTCGCCAGCCACTAACGGCAGAGTTCCTGATAGCAATCCTTGCACATAAGGCAATGATGCACCTTGGTTTAAGGTGGAAAGGATTGAGCCTGTGACTTGTGGCGATAAATTAGACTTTTGCGCCTCAGTGCGTAAATCGTTGAATGTTGTACCCGTATTGAGCAACCCTTGACCTGTGGCGGCCAACTGTTGCGCCGTTGGCGCACCTTGAGGCATGGCGTAAAAGGATGCGGGCAATGTCACTTGATTGGCGGCAACGCGTGGTGCAAGCAATCCAGCCGTTGGTGTGCCGCCATAGGATGCCGCATAAAAAGCATCCATGTAATTTTGAATCTGCTGACCCGTTGGGCCTTTGATGTTTGTGAGCAACCCTTGCTCTGGTCCGTATCCGTATTGCAACTGCGCCTGCGGAACAACGGCTTTGCCATAAGTTGCCGGCGGTAACGCTTGGTTTGCCTTATAAAAAGCATAGTCAGGCGTTGACATGAGGTAAGTTGTCAAGGCATCTGTTGACGTGAATGGCGTTGTGCCTTGCTGATAACCCCTGAAGTTTGCCAACTCCGTGGCGTTCGGTACGCGCCCAAACACGCTTTGAAAAACGGCTGATGCTTGCACGTCATTGATTGGTACACCAGGTGCAGACGTAGGTGCTGGCGTCCCTGTTGGGGCTGGCGTTGTAGTTGGTGCTACGGTTGTAGTTGTTGTCGTTCCGGTCGATGGTTTTCCAAGGACTTGGCTTTGCATCGACAAAAGCGAATTTACATAAGTCTGGTATTCCGGCGTGTTTCGCAAATAGTTGTAAAACGATGTTTCGCTTGACAGAACAGGATTGTTTGCCGCAATAGCGGCGTTAAAGTTTGACAACTCGTTTTGACTTGGTTGTCTACCGAAAAGGCCATAAAAAACTTCCGCCGCCTGCGAGATAGAAATAGGTTTTGCAGCATCAAGCAATCCGGTTGATGGGCTTGACGTTGGAGCAGGCGTAGTGGTTGGAGCAGGTGTAGTGGTTGGAGCAGGCGTGGTAGTTGGAGCCGGTGTTGCGACTGGCAATGTCGCCGCATAGATTTGATAATCTGGTGTGCTTTTTAGGTAATTTTCTAAAGCACTCTGCGAAACAAGCGCAGGATTGTTAGCCGCCAAAGCAAGTTGGAAGTTAGATACTTCACTAGCATTTGGCGGCCTGCCAAATACGCTTTGGAAAACTTCACTGGCTTGCGCTAAGGTAATCATAATTCCCTCACATCGTTGTGGCGCTCAACGCGCCAACATTGGAAACGGTTAGGTAGTAACGCGTTCCATTGGGCGAACGAATGACAAGTTTTTCATCTTGCCCAAGTTCAATGTCAGCGTTCTTCTTACGGTTCAGCGCGTCAGCCAGCTCGAGCGCACGACGCAGCGTCAACTCGGCCACTTGATCGTAATCGGGCGTAGGGCGCGGCAGTTTCATCGACCACTTCCCGCTTTGGCGTTAAAACGAAAGATGCCTACCCGCCAATCCGTATTGTTGTTGCTGTTCAGGCGCACTTTTAGTTGCCTGCCTTGCAAGCGAATTGACGTTGGGTTAGCAAGTGAGTAAGGGCCATGCGTCGTTTCAGCGCTTGTTGGATAAAGTTTTGTCTTAAAAGTGACAGTTACATCCCCAAGCGTTGAGTCATCAGGAATGAGTTGATCAGCTACAAGCAAGTTATCACCCATTCCAATTTGATAAGGACCGCTTTCTGCATAAGGTGTTGAACCGTCATAGTTCCAGCCAATTTCATGCTCATAAACGTAGCCTGTTGGCGTACACATAATTGGATAAGGAAAAACGGCTTGTCCCGTTCCAATGGTGCGAGCCATACTTCCTAACGTCCAATGATTTTCGCGGTAATTCCAAACAACGTAGGAATCATTTTCAGTATTAGCAACAGACGGATAGAACCACCAGATTTCAGAGAATTTGCTATTGTGTACCGCAGAAACTTTAGAGATTTGGCCGCGATTGATGTTGTTAAACACATAGTCAGATACATCGCTTGGCAATGGTTTGGTGTAACCATCAAAAATCCAAAAGCCTGATTGACCCATCCAAGCGGCAAAGGTATCTGCCGCCGCGATGCCGATTGCGCTCACGGCACCGCAACCCGTTCCAACGCGCTCAAACCCGTACACATATGGCGGCCCTTGATACTGTGCAAAGTGAGCATCAACATCAGTAAGGATCAAGACGCCACCGCGCACGCGGCGGGCGCAAATGATGGAGCCAGGCGTTGAAAGCGTAAAGTCACCCGCTTGATTGTTGGCGGCTGGCGTCCAAACCGTATTGTTTTCTTGGTCAGACCATTGCACTTTTCGCGGATCGCCGCCAGCGCCAAGGGCAAACAGAAAACGCTCTTCAGAGACAATCAAACCCTTGCAACTCGTTGGCGCGTTTGTGATGGCAACGGCTTTGGTTGGCGTTGTAAAGTCAAGTTGCCACTCATACAACTTGCCATCGTAATCCGAGCACGCCACAAGATACTGGCCCCAATTGTCCATCGACCATGTTGTGGCGGGCTGAATAGCTAGCGTCGAACGAAATGAGCGAGCCGTTCCATAACCTTCTTGGCCGTAATCTCTGCCGCCATAAGATAAATTGATTGTTGCATCAGTGCGCCCTGCGCTGAAACTTGTTGGCGTAATGTCGGCCTGATCACCATCACCCTGGTAAGCGTAAAGTTTTGATGCTGACCCAACGGCAAGCCAAATGTTTGCCGAATTATCTTTCCACGCATACATGCCTCGTGGCACGCCGCTCGTGGCATTTGTTGACCATTGCTGCCAACCGCCCATTGGGCGAAGCGTTCCCTCGAACCATCTAACAAGGTTGGCGTCATACCATCGACCCGCCGCTTGATACTCGGTGCCGTTTCGGTAAACGCCTGGAGGAAGTTTGATAGGGACGAGTGGCATGTCAGTTGCTCATGTAAAGGGCCATTTCATCGCGGCGGCGTTTGACCAGGCCCGGCAACTCTTTCCCTGCCGCTTTAGTCCACATCTTAAACGCAACTGCTGCGCCCGTATAGTCGCCACGATTATGGCGCATCCTCAATGTGCTGCGTTGAAGGTTTCCTAGCCCCACATTGAACGAAAAGCTGACGAGTGCATCAAGGCGAGGCTGAGTAAGACCAACAGGACATAGTCGTGATACGCCAGCCTCAAAGCGTTGTAAGTCCTTTGTAAGTATGTCGTCAATTTCCGCCATCGATAACGTGCGATCCCAACCCGGTGGGATGGGTAAGGCTTTACGCTCTTCAACTTTGACGTTGATGTGCGATGGGTCAATGACATGGCCCACACCCACGGTCCAAAGCAACGCCGGGCAACGATAAGGCCGCGCACGCACACCTTCGTGATGCTTGATCATTTGGAGGGCAAGCGGACTGATCATTTCGCAAAGGCTCGTGACCCAAAGTGAAAGGCCACAATCGCGGCCCAAATTTGCTGCGTATCGTCATCCCATAGCTGATCAAGCATCAAATCGAATGGCACATTGGTTGTCCACGCGTACCAGAATCCGCCAATCTCAACGAATACCAACAACATGAACATGCCATAGGTCAACACAGGACGCACTAACGCTCTGGCGTTCTTGACCCACTGGCTTGTTCCTTCGCCAATTGCAATGTCATGCGCATACAGCGCTTTCATCTCTTCGGCTTGCG